CGCTTGATGACTTCGTTATAATGGCTTTCTCCATATTTTTGGCATAGGTCATTATTTTTAATTACTTTTTTGCTACTTGTTTCTACGCCAGCCTCGCCTTTTCCTTCATTTACATACTTTTCTTTCCACTCCTTATACTTCATATCTCCCGGAACAGTATAGGTTTTCCCATCCTCACCCCTAGCGACACGCTCCGACACGTTGCCCTCGAAATACGGCGCGAATGTACTTCTGCACCGTACATGAAAGGGCGGAATCGTCACTCCAATCTTCGCTTCTGACATTGATATGACCTTGCCATCCATATGTTGGCATATCTCCGAGGTTTTCATATCTAAAGTTGCAATAACCTCACCTTCTTCAAGCTCAAGCTCCTTATAACTCGCAAGATGACCGGCATTTGCAAAGAACGACGATTCCGTAAGTACCAACCGCAAGGCATTACTTCTGGAAACATTCATCTTCTGAGAAATAATCTTCGCCGTTTCAAGGGATGATTTTCCCAGCATCAGCGACTGTGTGAGTTCCGCTTGAAGCGTATTCATCAGTTTTTCTCTATCTTCCCAAATTCGCCGGGAGAAATTCTTCCCATCCGGCGCCCATGGCCTTGATATGGCTTTTTTTATCCCGTCAGTGTTCAGCTGCTGGAATGAGTGCCCAAAGCCGAGCCCTTTTTGAACTTCGTAAATCGTACCGTAATAGCTTTCTTCATAAATCTTTCGCCCTGCGTCAGTCAATCCATTCAATTTACTGGCAGTTAGCATTTCAACTTGATGCTGCATCTTCATTTTCATCACTTGAAGCCGCTCAATATGGGCTCTCGCCGAAGCATTCTCCAGTTCCTTCAGCCAGCGACCATCTACAGCATTTTCTTTCCCCCGACGAATATACTCTTTCAAATCCCAGCGAAACTCTGCTAATTCCTTTGCATTCAGCTTTCTTTTCGCTTCCCCAAGGCTGATTTCGTTATTATTTGCAATTCGGGCATACCAAGATAGCAAATCGTCTTCCATCGCTTTCATTGCTCTCCGGTATTGGTAATCCAGCTCCTGAGCATAGTTATCGCCGACACCTAGCAGGCTTTCTTCCAGTAAGTCGAACCGCTTATTCCAATAACCCCTACTCGTCTTCATTTTTTACCGACCCTTTAGGAAAAACACCCTCATAGGAATTAAAGTCCTTTAAATTCGCCTCTCGCTCCTTGGCGATTCGCTTTAGCTCCGCTTGCACGTCGTCCACATAAGGGTGTTGCCCGACTAAGGTCTCATGGCTCAAAATCCCTTCCGAATTTCGAATATCGGTGATGACTCCGGATTCACTAATCATGATATCCCGATTAAAAATAAACGCTACTTTTTCATCAAGTTCTGTTAGCTTCTTACCGAACTGCAAATAAGCATTCACGAACCACAGGAGTTCTTCTAGCGACGCTTGGTATTCGGTTTCCATCATATTGGCATCCAAATCAATTTCGCTATACATACTCTTCAGATTCAATTCATTCGGATTATTCCCGAATCGGTCTTCCTTCGCATCGAATCCCCGGCCGTTTGAAACAATCGCCTTCTTGATGATGTCGATGATTGCCTTGTAGTTCTCCGCATTAACTTCAATTTGCAGACTCTTCACATCCCCTTGGATACCGTCTACCGTCCGCACTTTCACTGCACCGTAAGTCTTGAGATTATGCCGAAATTCCCCCAAATCAGTACCGTCATAATTTACCAATACCAGAATCGTATTCCGAATATCCTCCTCCATATTGTCGGTAAAGTTTGAAGTAATCCGATTCAACGCATCTTGTAGCGACTTGACCCGCTGTATCAGTGGAATCTCCAGAGGATTATATTTAAAGGCAATCAAAGGAAGTTTATTCCATGTCAGTGTTTTCGGCTTCTCCCCTTGGGCATCTTGAACCAAATAACTTTCATCGGATTTTTCCACATCCGGAATCAGCTTCCCTGATTGCAGTACATAGTAAGAAATCCCCTCGCCGTGGTAAAGCTCCACTTTCGTAATCGTCCTCGGTTGTTGCCCTTCATAGCCCTGCACATCATAAATCCGCACTGCAAGTTCAAGCTCCGTATGATCGCTATCTACCCAAAACGGCAAAATCTCACTCGGCGAAAATCTTCGAAATTTTAGTTCCCCTTTTTCATCCACATAAGGATGAAGCCAGCCAATCCCGCCATTAAAAGAATCCATCCCCAAACGCTTTAGCATTCGCATGAACCGCTTACTACCAAGCAAATTTAAAAGCTCGCTTCCGTATTTTTCATCCTCAGTCACAATGCTCATGGGCTTACCGAATAGATAATTCGTCTTCTGATCCACGAGCATCGCATACATATTATCGACCAACTGATTATTCGGCAGGTTGCCGATGACTTCTTTTTTCCCGCCCTTACCGATTGCCGTACGCTGCTTGCCTAAAATTGCCTGCTTGCCCGCGTAGTATTCCTCCGCTTCAATCATCGTCTTGCGGTGTGGCGACTCCAAAAAGACTTTGATTTCCTTCTCTAAAAAACCTAAAAAACTCAGCCCTGACGCCGCACCCTGGCGAATCAGCGCATTCATATCGCCTGTCCTATTCTCCCAGCCTAGCATTTTCTACCCCCTATCAATCAAAATCAAATGTACTGCCCTTGACTAAATCCTCCAGTCCGTACCTCATCGCATCCATCAAGTGATTAAAATCATCAATCGGCTTATTCAATTTATTGCCGAGCTTATCTTCACTCCACATATAATTGCTAATCTCAGTAATGAAATTTACGCAGCTCGGATGAATCACGATTTTATAGTCCTGGATGAATTGAATCCCATTGAGTACGCTGTCCTTGCCCTTGCGAGAACGGCGAACCCCTTTCAAGCCCAGTTCATACAATTCGTTAATGCTCTTAGGCTCAGCGCAATCCGCCACGATTTTCTCCTTGCTGTATCCCAATCGACTGACTTCCTTAGCGATTTCACGATTGGAGAGGGCTTTTTCATACATCTCATCAAATACATAAATTTCCTTCGCTACCGAATCCACCAGCCCGCAAAATAATGCACTCGGGTCATTGGTATAACCAAAATCCAGCCCAAAGCAGCTGACAACAGAGCCTCTCTTGGCAATCTCCGCCTTATCGAATACCCGCTCTTCCCAATTCTCATAAACTAGGCCTTCCACAATTCCCCAATCCCCCAATCCCGCTACTTGATATCGTCTCGGATTATTCCGCTTCATCGTTTCAAACAATCTACGATCAGCATCGTCCAGCCACTCATTACAAAGATAATTCGTCGTCTTCGCCAAAACTTCCGGATCCTCAGCATCGAAAAATCGCTTCTTCAGCCAATGCTTCTCGTTCCACGGATTAAAAGTCAAAGTAACCTGCTTAAATAGCCCCTCCGGCACCTTGCCGCGAATCGACTCATCCACCATATTAAAATCGCTTTCTTTCGTGATTTCGTACGCCTCTTCGCTTTGTGTTACGGATGAACCGCTTCCGCTCATCCTCTGCATGTTTCCATGCAGAGCAGACTATATCTTCACCTTTCGGCGCTTCCCGTTTCGGATTCGCTTGAACCCTACTCTACTAACTAAAAAAAACACCCCTAAAGGTGTTCTTCTTGCTTTCGATAGTCGTTGAACGTTCTATTTGACATTTTTATATGCTTTATTTTTTACAATCAATCCAATAACCCTATTTGTCACACCATACTTTTCAGCAAGCGCAACTGTTCCACATTCTTTACTATATGGGACATATGATTTTCGAATTTCCCTTACCTGTTCATCGGCAAGCTTTGCATTGGTATTTTGGGAACCAACTCTTGAAGTCTTTAATCCTAATTTGTAAGCATGGAACATTTGCTCAGTACGGTCAAGCCATTCCAAATTGGAAACTATATTGTTCTGCTTATTTCCATCAATATGATTGACCGTATCTTTATTTTCGGGATTAAAAACAAAGGCTTCCGCAACTAATCTGTGGACTCTCATTGTTTTGTCTTTACCTTGATATAACAGCCGAACCTTCACATACCCATCACGTGTAAGGCTTGTAGAGCGGATTTTCTCTTTTCGTTTTGCTGTACCACACCAACCACCACGACTTTTCACTTGTCCCAAATTACTTATCTGATAAAAGCCTTCGTAACCTTCAATGTCTTTCCATTCCTCTTTCATGATATCACCACCGCAATATTTCGTATGCATATGATACCACAACCATTTTGTTTTGTCAAATAGCTTCGCTGCTGATTGCCCTCGCCTTTACGTTAGGGTGTTCCAGCAATTAGAGAAGTTTATTTTTATGATGTGAACCGATATGTTAATCCACATCCAGCACAAATACCCGACATCCACCGTAATCGACGTCACTTTCAGCGGATCATCCAGCCCACGAAAATAAATCTTCTGCCCCGTCGGTACATAAGTCATCTCCAGCGGTGATTCTTTACATAAAAAAAAGGCCTCTACGCCCATATGGCGCATTGCCCATTTTAATTCTGCATAGCAGCTATCTTTCAGCGTCCGAAAAGTCTTTCGAATCACCAGTAAATTTGCCTCCGGATGTCGCATCAGCGACGAAATAAACCACAGCGCTGTAGTTTTGTCTTGCTCGCCCGCGAACCCTTACACACTCTGTACCTACCCCGATGCCGCCAGAAATCGCCATACCCCTTGCCAATCAGCTTCGGCAGCTGTTTTCTAATCTTCGATTTCATCATATCCATCAATCACCACCGGCAACACATCCAGCTTCATCCTCTCCGTCAAAATCCCATACCGCTTAGCGAGAAGCTCCGCCGCCTTATTCCGCTCTTTAATACTGACATCCTTCTTTACAAGCCGAGCCTCCGAGCAACCATCGCCAACCCCTTCCACCACAACGACCTCTTCCACTAGCTCATTTCGCATCGTTGAAGTGAGATACTTCAAAACCTCATCGGCCGAAGCAATCTCACGCTCGTCTTTTTTTGTCATTAATTCATTTAGGTAGCTCTGAACCTGTGGTTTTCTAAGTAATTTTAATCCTTCCGAAGCAGCCGTAACATCACTGGTAACACTATACCCGGCAGCCTTATACGCCTGAGTCGCATTCCCCAGCTCCAAATACTTATGAACGAACGTTTTCTGTTTGACCGTCAAATTGTTTTTCAATATCTCACCTCCTTAAAAATGGGCAAAAAAAGAAGCCCCGAAGGGCTTAGTTCGATTTTGTCCTTACACCATATGTAGATGTAATATACATATAGATAGTAACAAAAAACATGGCCAAAACAGACCACCCACTCCTACTATCTGTAAAACATATTAATATTAGTTCGGTGCTGCCCAAAAATAACATCTCTAAATCAGCTATGATCAATACCACACAGGAAAAAACCATTAGGCAAATGCTCACAAAAAAGAATATTGGATCCAAAATAGTTTTATTACTTGGATGCCCGGACAAAACAGTTTCTCTAGAAGACCAAAGTAGTAAAATAAGTAGAAGTGCCCAAAAAGCCTTTGATTTTAAATACAGCGCATATGGCAACAGCACTGATAAAATAAGTTTTTGAAAGAAAATATCCTCAAAAACAATTCCTGCTTGGTTTAAAGTGCAAGCAACGATAGTTCCATAAATTGCAATCCTGATTATTAAAATTGTTGCAGTTCCATTAAAAAAATTTTTAACCGCCGAAGTAATTAATTCTAACATTGTGTGCCTCCTTATAAATCAAAATTTTTTATCTATAAGAAAATTCACGAATATTAGTTGCCTTTCCTTTAAAACGGCAATAAAAAACCGCCGGCGACTACATCACCGACGGCAGGACAGACCTTCGTACCTCAATAATAGCATTTGTCAAGTTTTCAGTCAACTGGAATTATTTACAAAGATTCTCATAAAGCTTTTTGGTAGATGGTCTCCGGAGCTTTTGCTTGTTTGAAGTTTTTCCGCTTCGCTTCCCCCCGCCACCTTTATTGACTACCGCCGGAGCCATCATTTCCGTAAAATCGCCTGTCGTCATTTCTGACAATGATTTTTCTTCATCGCCAAACCAAACTTCGCTTTTGCACTCTGGGCATTTGCAAAAATCACCAGTTTCATCAATCTTCATTAAAACACGACACTCTTGGCAAAACCAAGCCTTTTTATCTGACATATTTCGCATCCCCCAGATCACCACTTGAAGCCACCCTCAATAAGTCATTTAAATCAATTCCAAGTGCTGGCAAAATCCTGAGCACCAATATGGAAGCCACGTGTTTGCTTGTACTTCCATCTATTTCTGCATTGATATTTACCTCTTTGCCCTCTTTTTTCGCTACAAGAGCAAGTCCGAAATCGCCCTGAAGCTCTTCCGTTGTCCCATTTTTTCTAGTGAACTTTATTTCTACTGTTTTTTTGCTCATGATACTTCCCTCCTTAACATTTTAAAAACATGAGTAATTATCGCTCGATATTTGAGCAGACATTCTTTCTCTTGATCGTATTGCTCCATCGACTCCCAACCCTTCGCCCCGATGATTGGCTGGAGTCGGTAGCCAAAGTCCGGGTCCGGAATAATTCGTGTCCCCACGTCCTTCATGTAGCGAAGTCTGGCTTTCATATCTTCAGGGATTTCTGAATCAGAGAAAATTCGTTCCCATAGTTTTTCGTCGCTCCGAGCAATTGATTCAAAATGAGCCATTTTTTCACCTCTATTTTTTTGTGACCAAAGTCATGGTCACGGTTTTTCCGTTGATTTTATTGTGCTTCCAGCTTGTGACCAAAAACTCCGAAACATATAACCCTATATAGAAAATAATTTGACATTTTTCTCAAATAAAAAGTTCTCATAGATATATATGTTTATTGGTCACATGGTCACAAAATCATTTCACTATATCAAACCCATTGATTTTACTGATAAAATTCCGTGACCAATGATTTTTGATTTTTGGTCACTATTGGTCACAAGCTATTTTTTTCAATGCTCAAACTCCTTGACACTACTGTTCTATAGCTTGTGACCAAGAATTTAAAACTATCATTCTTGGAACTAAATTTTTATGCCTCGGATGACGAACCGTAATCGTATAGCGAAGCGACTTTCCGTCTTGCCTGGACTTAATTTTCCCGGTTTTCGCAAACTCTCGCATGATTTTTTCATAAGAGAACCCCGCCTCAATCATCGCTTTTCGGAGCATCTCCGGATAGATATAGATATTGTCGTCCTGCTCACGCTTGAAGCCAATCGCCGGGCTCAGCCTTGAATCTGTTTGCCAGTCGTCAAATCGCTGGTCGTTCATCGACAGCCAATTTGTCAGGAAGTCTGCCCCCCGCTCCACATCGGAAATTTCTCGCTGAGTCGGTAAATCCCCTATGAGTAGATTAGCAAGCTCATAGGCTTCGATTTCAGCCTCTTCCTTGGGTAGTCCGAAAATCCACTCCGATGCGTATCGGTCAGCGATGCACACCGTGACGACCGCATCAATATGCACATGAAAATGATTCGGATATTCTCCCCTCAGAATTACCCTCAGCGCCTCTGCCGCATCTCGAATATCGTCGGGATCCACAGCAATCAGGTTTTTTATAAATTCCGCTCCAGCGTGGCCGCAGTGCTTTCGGCTAATCGAGTG